AAAAGCATTTGCTTATTTTAACGTTGTTGCCAAAAACTGGCTCACAATACGTTCAAAACAAAATGCTAAAAATATACAAACTTTCATTTCTTTGGACGACAAAGAGTCTTTCACTGCACAGGAAATGAAGACAATAGAGAATTACCACGTAATTCCAGCTTGTGACGAAGTAATAACCAGCGAAGAATTTCACAGCACAGTGAGAGAATTGCTCAGCAGGTTGGATTCCAAGGGAAAAACGGAAAACGAACATTTGTGTATAAATGCAATCAATGAAATTTTAAACAACATTGAAAAAATTGAGTTCATAAACAAACGTGCAGTGATGGCTTATTTGAGGGAAATCACAAAACTTTCTCCAAAACAATTGTCTGTTGTTTTGTCTAGTCTCAAAAAATATTACAAAGACATACGAAAAGTGGGGGATCTTGAATTATGACAAAATTTAACGAAGATGACGTTTCACAAATCCCAGATGATAATATTAGCAACAAAAGCATTGTTGATCTGAATGAAGAACTTGAAAAAGGAAAAAAGGAATTCAAGAAACTGCTTGATTCAATACAGAATACTGACAACGGTTTAAAAAATCTGTGGATGCAAATTTATAACAATGCCGTAACAGATCGAAGAAACGCATATGTTGCTTTTGGTGATCTTTACGTGAATATACACGGAAAAGACAATGGAGAAGGTCACATAACGGGTGGACTAATATTGTCAAAATATTTGGAGAGAATGGAAAAAGCAAATGCCCAGCTCATAAAGTTGTCCGAGCTAATCGACAAAGCCAGAGAGAGTGAAGATGACGAAGAGGAAAACAACGTGAGAGACATTTACGCTTCTCTTCAATCCAAAACAGCTATTAAAAAATAGTTTTTCTCTACATAATATTGTTATGTCAAACATTTCCAGACAATTGGTTGGTGGTCGTGGTCCAGGTTTCAGAGGAGCAACAACTCCCCAAGGTTCTCCTCCAACAATATTCAGGGTTGTTGTGGTAGAAGTGATTTATGATCCTGATTCTCTGACAGAGGAAGAAAAAAACAGAATAAAAAGACAAGTTGCCAATCCTGAAATTGTTGATTTGATGCCACCAAGCAGTATCTTGGGACGTGACATTACAAATGGTCACGATCTTTCCGACCAAACGCCTTCAATTTATTTTCCGTTTTTTGATTCACATTTGCAACTTCCGATACAACCGGGAGAATGTGTGTCCGTAATATTTGACGATTATGCCTTTCAGGATTCAACACTGGGAAGGTGGATTACAAGACCCAGTGAAGTAAACCAAGTAGAAGACTTAAACTACACACACGCGGATAGAAGATATGATCCTAATATTCTTCCAAGAGATGCAGTAGACACTCCAAGGTCTCCAAATGCTATTCCTGGATTTCCCAACGGTGGTGGGACTCCAACAACTTATACTTTGTATCAAGAAAACACAACAAACCCATATGATGTAATTGTTAGTCAATCTAATGCTATAAAAGTAAGTTCCCAAGAACCAGTTCCCAGGTGGATCAAAAGACCACAAGAGTTGGTTCTACAGGGTATGAACAATACTCTAATTTCACTTGGTGAAGATAGAACCGGGCCAGCAACCAGAGTTACTGGAAGCAATCAAGTAGATAAGGTTGGATATGCTGGAACAATTGATTTGGTCTGTGGAAGGGGAAGGGGTGGTATTCCTTATGCAACCAATGTCGAACCTGATCCATCTGACGAAAAGACCGGAACAAGTCCAAAAGTTATCAGGAATACAAGGCAAAAACTTGAAGTTGATAAAAACACAAAAAGGCAAAACAAACGCAGAAACAAAAATGAAGGTAATCCTGATTTTAAACGCGATGCAGCCCGCATTTATGTTACCATGAACTCTGCTGGTGATAAAAATTTCAGGACTCAAAATAGCACGAACAACCAAGAGGGCTTTCAATATCCAGAGAACACCATCAGTCCTTCTCAACCACAGCAACAAAATGGCGGTATAGGAAATTCTTATATCGTTGCCAAAGCCGATCATGTGAGAATAATAGGAAGAAAAGAAACAAATCCTACAATTGATGGAACAATTTTGTTTTTAAGAGAAGGAACCAAAGATGACGACCTAGCTTATGTGTTTCTGAATAAAGGACAGATTCAACTAGAGGCCAAGGAAATGTTTTTTGGCCATGCCACCACTAAATCAGAGCCATACATTAAATGGACAATCTATGAACAACATATCACAGAGTTGAAAAACCAATTAAAAGCTTTGGCGGACAAATTACAAGAAGTAACAACACAATATGACATTGCCTTCAGGAGTTCTTTAGCAATTCCATATGGGCAAATAAGCTCTTTGGTTGCCGTGGGTCCTACTGTAAAATCAAACACAGAAAGCAGTGTTCAGAGTATAAAACAAGCAATTGATACAATAGACCCACAAGATGCTAAATCGTTGAAAATTTTCGGTGAGTAATATAAAATTTAAGCCCAAAAGAAATAACCAGAAAGCAAGTCAATGAGCAAACAAGAACTTAGTCACACAATATACAACATTTTGATTTCCAAACGTTCAAATAACGAAGGAAGTAATGGCTCCGATCTTGCCAGGCAAACAGCAAATGAAATTGCTCTGGCAATTGATGCTTATGTTGTTGAAAAACTCGACAAGCTTAAACAAGCTTTAATTGCCCCGTCTGCATACCAAGGATCTGGAACAGGGACAGTATTGATAACTCCAGGAACATCATTGGTGGGATATAACCCTGAGACGTAAAAACATCATCTATTGTAATTACCTACATGGCTCTTACTTTCATAAGTTTCAAAAACGTAGGCATTAAACAATTTGACGCCATACAACTTGTCTCTGTGGTGTCTCAAAGTGTTGTATCTTATGGAATCAAAACTCCCGTAAGTCTTGGAGCAAATGCCGAAGGGTTATTTTCTATGAATAACACTTTAGGGGATCAAATAAGAGATAATTTACACAACCTAATTCTTACTAATCACGGAGAACGATTTGGTCTGTATGATTATGGTGCAAATCTTCTTCCACTCGTAACCGAGTTTACTTCCATTGATGCTTTTTCAGAAGAAGCCATGTTGCGTATCAACACGGCAGTTAGCAAATATATGTCTTTTGTCCAACTGGAAGGATTTGCTGTAGAACCAGCATATGAAGAAAATAGATATACAGGAATCATTGAAATTTATGTCAAATTCTCGGTCCCAGCGGCAAATATTACTGCACAAACTCTGAATGTTACATTGCGTGTTATAGGATAAACATGAGCTCAGACAACAGAAAACAATTACTGAAAACGGTCAAACAAAGAAATTATCTTGTAAAAGAATTTGATGACTTTTACAGGGATCTTTTTGAGACTGCAAAAACCTATTATCCCACAAAAGTTGGTAAAGATTTAAGCGAAAATAGTCTCATGGGTGCTTTGATTGAATTTGTTGCCAGGGTTGGTGATGTCCAGTCATTTTACCTGGACCATCAATTTCACGAAACAAGTCCTACAACCGCCATTGAAACAAAAAACATTGAAAGGCATCTTTATGACAACGGAGTAGAAATTGTTGGTGCTAGTCCTTCAGTGGTAACAGAAACTTTCAGTCTTAGAATCCCTGTGAGTGCCAGCTCTGATCCACCAATTCCGGAATCTACTGCGTTGCCAATCATTTATTCTGGGACAACGTTAATTTCTGACAGTGGAGTCCAATTTGAGCTGGTGGAAGATCTTGATTTTTCCGAAGTGGATAATTCCAATTCTTATGTTGCTTCTGTTGTCATAGGAGATCGAGACGAAAACAACTTGCCAACCAATTTTGTTTTTTCCCTTCCGGGAATCTGTGTTTCTGGAAAAAGGCAAGTAGATACATTTGATGTTGGCAGTTTTGAGAGATTTAAAACCTTTACTCTAAGCAAAGAAAATGTTTCCGAAATAATACAAGTTTCAGACAATCTCGGAAACATTTATTATGAAGTCGGATTTTTGACTCAAGATACTGTTTTCAAGGGAATTCTGAATAAAAACGAAGACAATGAGCTTGTGAAAGAAAATTTAGAAATCTTACCAGCTCCATATCGTTTCATCAAAAAAACAAGTCTCAACACCAGGCTTACCACTCTTACTTTTGGAGGTGGTAATGCACAAACACTGGACGATGACATTATCCCTGATCCAAGTGAATTTGCCGTTCCTCTTTATGGTAAAAAAACATTTTCAAGGTTTTCAATAAATCCAAATAATTTACTCGAAACTACCACACTTGGTGTCATAGCTCCCAATACAACAATAACTGTTGAATACAGGTATGGAGGTGGTTTGTCACACAACGTAGAACCAAGAAGCATTAGAAATTATTCAACGCTCAAGATAGACTTTTTAGGATCTCCTTCAACCTCCATAAGTTCTTTTGTGAGAAATTCTTTGACTGTTGATAATGACTTTGAAGCAAGTGGCGGGGATGACCCACCCTCTATCGAAGATCTAAAACAACTTATTCCCGCAACAAGGAATTCACAGGAAAGAAGTGTAACAAGCCCAGACCTGTTGGCAAGAATTTACAAAATGCCTTCAAACTTTGGAAGAGTTTACAGAGCGGGTATTCACAAAAATTCAAACAATCCGTTGGCTTCTAAATTGTATATAATTTGCAGAAACAGTCAGAAAGAATTGGTTGTTGCTCCGGATGCTCTCAAAAAGAACTTGGCTCTATATCTAAACCAGTTCAGGCTTATTGCGGACGCAATTGATATTTTGGATGCTCCTGTTATTAATTTGCAACTGGAATACTCTGTTTCTATAGATCCGACATATTCAAACAAACAACTGGTGATTCAAAATATCAACTCAAAACTAAAGGACTACTTCAATAAAAAGAATTTCCAAATTGATGAACCAATTTCTGTTTCTCAAATAGAGGGAATTATTTTTAACAATGTTGGAGTTTTATCGGTCCCAGATGTTAGATTCAAAAACATTACCGGGACAGTCGGAAGTAGAACTTATAGCGACATTCAATTTGATGTGAGTTCCAACACAACCAAAAAAATCATTTTTGGAATTCCTGGTTCTATTTTTGAAATCAAGTATAAAAATTATGATATCATTGGCAGTTATCTTTAAAGCATACTTAACTGTATGAAAGATAACGCTGAAAAAATTTTAGACAAATATCTATCCAAGCTTCTCAAAGAAGAAAACGGCACAAACGAATTTAACGCTCCACAGAGCACTCCAAGTAATCCGCCAATTTCTGGTATTCCTTCACAACCAGGAGCTGTTGGAGCTGAAGACAAGAAAGAAATAAATAAAACTTTGGTGGATACCAACAATGCCGTGCAAAGATTGCAAACAGTGGCAGGACAGATGAGAAGTCCATTGCTGTGGCAAAAAGGAAAAACGGAATTTGACACGGTTGAAGAGCAGTTGCCATTACAAAAAGCTTTGATAATAAACTTGGCGGGGATTTATTACGGAATAGGACGTTATTTCTTGGTCAAATCTACCAAGGTTACCGACAAAGCAGCACAAAATGATTTAAAACAGGCTTCTGGAAAAGCTTTCTTCAAGGCACAACAAATTGAAAAATTCGCAGCTTCCACCTTTTCTAGTCGCGGATAGGAAATGTAATGTTTAGAATTTTAAAATGCGTAAAAGATTCCTATATAACCAACAAAATCATTGCTGGCAACAGGGTTACCGATGCCAACACTGGTCAAGCTGGAACTTTGGATCTTTACAAACTTTATGATGAAACATATCTGTCTGGTTCTACCAATCCGGTAGAAACAAGCAGAGTTTTATTAAAATTTGATCTTGATCCACTGCGTGAAGTCACTGGGTCCATAAACCTCAATAGCTCGTCTTTTAAGTGCTTCTTGAAGTTGAATGATATCTACGGTGGTCAACCCGTTCCATCAAACTACAGTTTATTCCTGGCCCCTTTGGCGAGGGATTTTGACGAGGGCCGAGGTGCTGATGTGATTGCTTACAGGGATCTTGATTCTTGTAACTGGATAACAGCTTCGATTTCTCAAGGAACTGTTGATGCTTGGGCTGTTTCTGGGGCATATGCTTCCGGGGCTTTGGGAGATTCAGGAATTGATTACTATGTTTCTGGGGTGTTGAACGTTACAAGTGTTTCTCTTGGAGTAACTCAAAGTTTTGCCAGAGGTGACGAGAACCTGGGAGAAGACTTGGAAATGGATATTACTTCTTTGGTCTCAGGAACATTGGCTGGCATTATTCCAGATAAGGGTTTCAGACTTTCTTTCATCAAGGCCCAAGAAGACAATGTTTACACATATTTTGTTAAGAGGTTTTCTTCCAGACACACACGTAGTCCTCTAGAACATCCAAGAATAGAAGTGAAAGCAGAAGATTCAATTTCGGATCTTGCTTTGGCTTCTTATCTTGACTTGTCTACCCCAATTTATGTTTATAATAACATTTTTGGGACTTATCGTAATTTTACTTCCGGCTCTTCAGAAGTAACGGGCAGTAACAGTCTTTTGTTGACCCTGGTCACCTCTAGCAGTATCTTGGTGAACACAACCAGTTGGAGCGAAACGCATAGTGCCAGCATAACCTATACAACTTCCTCTTGGATATATTACTCGGCTTCTTTTAGCGGTTCGCAATATTCAATAGGAAACAATTCAAAAACGGGTATATATTATTCAAACGTGTTTTTGAGCTCAAGTGATTTGAATGCGTTTTTGGGAAAAACAAATTCTGTTGATTTTCTCCCTTTGTGGCAATCCGTTGACAAAACATACACTTATTACAGCGGCTCTTTCATTAACTTTAAACGAAAATTGGCCAGCGGGAGAAACGTGGCAGAAAGAAATTTTGTTATAAACATAACAAATTTAAAGCATTATTACACCCAAGAAGAAAAAGCACGTTTTAGAGTGTTTGTTCAAGACTATAACACAGAATTACAACACAATAAATTACCAATTGATTTGGTTTCAGAAGTATATGAAAGAGTTTACTGGAGGTTGTTGCATTCGTTTACCAGAGATGTCTTGGTTCCTTTTGATTTGACTTACAATTCCACAAAACTTTCAAGTGATGCTGGTGGAATGTATTTTGATGTTTATATGAAAGATTTGGACGTGAATCAGGTCTACGAAATAGAATTTGCAATAATTGAAAACGATCAACAATATCTGATATTGGATCAAGGATTTAGGTTCAAGGTTATAAAATGACCAATCCCTTTTTTTCAAAACCGTCTTTGTTTTCTCCTGTAGTTGTTCGTGCTCTGGAAGGAACGTGGGGGACTGATTATTCATTTGGAACTTTTGATTCAAGTCAGGTTTCTGATTCAGTCTTGGGGAACAGTGCTTCTTTCAGATATGACCCCATGGGAACAGGTTTAAAATCTACTCAACAACTTAATGTTGATTACAGTTCTTTTGAAAATCATGTCTTTTTCCATTCAGCTAAAGTAAAAACAAACGTTTCTTTTGTGAAAATAATTGATAATTTTCCATTTGATGGAACACAGCAGGAATGTGAGTATTTTTTCGACACTTTGAATGGATACGAAAAATATGTCTTTGATCTGTTTCCTAAAAACAGAAGCTATTTGTTTTTTTCAGGAACCAAAGGAACTGAAAACTCCGGAGGAACTTATGTAACCACAAAAGACATTGTGGGTGCTGATTATCCAACACTAACCAGAGTTTCAACAGGAAAATCTGTGTTGAATCCCACAACTGGTTCTTTGACTTTGGAATTTCATTTATTTGTTCCAACAATTTCAAGTTCAAATCAAGTAATTTTACAAAAGGTTTCAGGAACAACGGCTGGAGATCAACAGGGTTTTGGTGTGTATTTGAACTCCACCGGTTCCACAACAAGCTGTTCTCTAACAATGGGGGTTTTGTCTGGAACTTATTCGGTTTACACAAACAACTTTGACATTGGCAAGGGACAATTCAATCATTTGGCTTTTACCTGGGATAGGACCCCAGGAGTTGCGAAAATATCTGCATTTTTAAATCACAACTTGGTGGCGACTTCTAGCAT